TTTACACCACTTTTCAGTGGTATCACTTAACCAATCAGTTTGTATTTTAACTTCTTCAAATAAGGTTTCAATCGATCCCTGAATCTGATGGAATTCTTCGTCGTTGAGTCCTTCAAGTCCGTCGATTGAAACCGAAAGACTTTCTTTGGTGGGACAGGTTCCATAGTCAGAAAACAACTTTTCACAGATTTGATATAAAGTGCGTCCAACGGACGTTTCAAAGTATGTGTCCTTAATGTATGGTAGTACTTTTCTGGTGTAATTTTCATCATGAATAAGACCTTTAATAATAGAGGTTTCAATAGTTGTTAGCATTAAAGTCTACTGTCCGTAAGAGAAGTTACCTTTGGCAATTACATCAAGTTGTTCCATTACTTCTGGGGTGAAGTATTTTTCTGGTTCTGCAAGAATTTGTTTGGCATAGAGTTTCTTTCCATCGATTTCGTATCGTCCTGCCACATTTTTCCAAAGATTTCCGAGTTCACCCAGTTCAAGAAGTCCGTAATAACGGTCAAGTCCTCTTTCGTCATAGTATAGTCTAATTGATACTTCTTGGTTTTCTTTACTCAAACGCGACTTAGCAGTCTTTGCCTTGATAACGTTTCCAATAACTTCTTTTCCTTCCTTCTCTTTAGATTTCGAGAGATAGATGATAGAAGAAGCGGCGTACTTAAGACCACTGCCACCTCCCATTTCTTTAGTAGGAAAATATGAACCGATGACATCGTATGTATGATTGGTAACTAGAAGTGGAATATTGGCTTGACCCAGTTTTAGAGTCAACATTCTAAATGCACCTTTGACCAATTGTGATTTGGTCATGTCTCGGACATTCTTATCTGCAAGAGCGTCGGTGATTTCTTTCTCAGTGGACAACATACCCAAAGAATCTAGAACAAACAACATAGGTTGTCGTTCGTCTTCTGGGTGTTTTAAATATTTATCCACACATTGTAACGCTTTGGTTCTAAACTCCTCAATCGTTACAACGTTCATTACAACAACTCGCTGAGTGTCAACTTTACGGGATTCGAGAAGAGAACGTGTGATAGCAGATTCGGTGTCAAAATATATAACAACCCCATCAGGGTTATTATTAAGAAAGCTACGAACGACCGCCAATGCGAAGAAAGTTTTTCCTGTAGATGATTCACCAGCGATTGCGGAAATCTTATTACCAGAAAAACCACCGTGGATACTACCAGAAACAAGAGCGTTAAAGATATACGAACCACTATCAATATAGGTTTCAGTTTCATCAATATCTGCCGCAAGTGACGCATATTCGGAACCGATATCTTTTACAATATCATTTAGGAAGTCTGTCATACAAAGAATGAGTCTAGGGTTGAAGTTTGTTCGGTTTTCCAACCGATGATGTCTAGGATAACTTTGAGAGGTTCAATGAAGCTCTTGTCAAACATTGTATCGTAATCGATGTAGTTTGTCAACTCGAACTCTTTAGGGAACTCACTAATCATACCAATAACATTCTGTCCGGTTGGGTTAGGTGTTTTAAGATGAATATATTTAATCTTTTCCCCAGTCATAATTGAATTATATTTCTTAGTAAGGTTACGTTCGTTGATATAATGATTGAACATAATTGCTGCACGGATGTGCATAGGTGTTCCCTTCCTGAACATAGTTGTACTATCCATGAACTTATAGATGTTATTAGCAGTTCGTGGAAACGCAACTTTCTCGGGACCTAGTTGTTGAAATTCATTACGACTTCTCTCGATATAATCAATCAGGTCATCTTCAGTACCCTCCATGATAATCTTAAGAGTGTCTTTAATATACTTACGACAAGGTGCAGGTGTAGAGGAACGGACTGCCTCAATACCCATCATCTTCAACTTAGGTTCTTTATATCGAACACCTTCATTATCCCATACATTAAGGATATATCTCTTCTTAGCAGTCCATATACCTTTCTCTGCAATACACTCACGTTTCATTACGAGTGTTTCTTCATAACACTGAAGATAGTCAGAGAGTTCTTTATATGACTCATCAATGAAGGGGACAATCTTATCTTCTGAGAATTGATTTAGAATAGTAACAATTCTTTCCCTATCATCAGTTTTGTCCCCAAAAACAAGAGACACAAGAGGACCAAGATTGAGGTATATACTATCAGTATCTGACGCGATGACATAGTCCACGTCTGTTGTAGACAACGTCGTATTTATGTATTCATTGAGTTTTCGTTCAATCCAACGAATTGTGACCTGACCAGTAAGAGTGATTGCCTCTGCATTCTCTAGTTTGTAATGACGGAAGTATTGATTACCTAACGCACCATAAAGTGAGTTAAGTTGAATCTTACGTGCCATCTGGAAGTTACTCCACTTAGAGATTTGTTTGGCTAAATCTTCTGTTGGGTTGTCCTCATACTGTTGTTTACAACTGAGCATGTTACGTTTGTATTGAACTCGTTCGTCATAGATAGTCTTCACGAGTTCAGGCATAATTCCTGTAATCTCTTTACTGTATAACGCACCATTGGCAGCAACTGCTACATTTTCTGGTGTAGAGATGTCAACATCTTTGGTGATTAGTTTTTCTGCATTCAATTCTAATCTATCGGGCAACAAAGTCTCAGGAGAGATGTTTAGGAACCGAATCAAGGATGGATAGAGTGAGTTAAGGTCATATGACACCACCCAGTCGTAACTCCCTACTAGAGGTTCTTTAACATACGCACCAACATATTGATCATTCTTCTCACTACGTTTCATCAGGGGTAGAACAATATTCCTTTCCCGAAGATAGTTATAGATGATCACATCCCATAGACGAACTTGAGAATATGTATCTAGATAATTGACCTTTGCGTCATATGCCATCAACATAACAAGGTCAATCAGTTTCATTCGTTCTTCTAGTTCATCAACTAGATTGACGTCATGAATATTGTAATCTACAAACTTCTGCCAATTGTTAGTATAGAAGTCTTTGAATGTATCAAACTCGGAGTGATCAAGTTTCTTCTGTCCAAGTTCAATCTCTGCAATGACATCTAGACGATAAGATTCACGATTGGTATATGTAAACTTCTTGTAGATGTCAAGATAGTCAATGATTGTAATACCATGGATTTCATACTTTTGATGAGATCTTCCATGTAGATCTACATCTTTCTTGTTATACATTCCCCATGGTGATAGGTCACGAATGCGGTTTGCACTCATGACATTACCGATACGATTACATAGGTAGGTAATATCAAATAGATCTACGTTCCAACCAGTAATAACTTCTGGTTTAACCTCACTCCACCAACTTAGAAAGGTAGTCAGTAGTTCATATTCATTCGGACACTCAACATAATTAACTTGTGGATTGGTGTTGTTATATGGACGACTACCAAAGGTAATAATATTTTTAGTACGAAAGTTCTTGAGACTGATGAGTAGAACTTCTTCTCGTGCTTCTTCTGGTTTAGGGAAACCATTCTCTGATGTAGTTTCAATATCAAGAGACCACAGTTTGATTTTACTCTGGTCGTATTCGATACGATCAGGATACTCTTCTGCTAGGTATTGATATAAGAAACGTTCTTGACCAAATACAGAAACACCAGATACACCCTCATACTGTTCAATGAAGTCTCTGCTATCTCTGATATTACCTGGTGAAACAGGTGATACATTCTGACCATCTAGTGTCTTGTATCCAGTATCTTTCTTAGAAGTAATGTATAGGGTTGGTTTATACTTTATCTTCTCCATGAAATGACCACCCTTTTTGTCATCATAACCACGGATCAATATGTCGTTCTTGACAGTACAACAGGTGGTGTAGAATTTCATTCAGTCTCGATTAGTAGATTCATTATAACAAAAAAGACGACTAAGGTCAATAGTCGTCCATCTCTTGGTAACGGGGTTCGTATTCATCCCCTTCTGGAACACCTTCACCTTCTTGCAGAAGGACTTTATCGGGTTCTTTTTGTTTATTAAACTCTTCGAGTGTTTTACCAATCATGTTCAGATATGATTGAATCATATCTTCAGTTGGTTCACATACAGTTAGTAAATCATCACTACGAAGAAGAATATGTTTATCATCTGTATATTTTGGCCAAGGTGTAAGGATGGGTTTATCATCACCACTTACAGAATGTGGTTCAATTAAATGACACCTTGGTTCTTCAACTAATTCTTCACTCTGAGTGATGATATACTCACCCGACTTCAGTATCAACAAGCTCAGGTTCATTTTCAGTAAATTCAGTGACTTCGATTTGTGGTTCCTCTACTTCAGGAGGATTTACGATTGCAGTGTATCGTTCTAGTACTTCAGGTCGTGGTTCTAGAATAGATGCAACTCCATCGGCACGGAATGAAAACTCAGTGTCATTGGATACTACACAGAACTGACCGAATGCAACATTAACTTGTTGTGATTCGTCTACACTGTATGAGATGGTACGAGCATCTTTAAGCCAATATGCAATAATCTCTTTGGTCTCTTTGTTCTCTACTTGTTTGATATCAGCAATAATATGCTGACCAATAGTGGTTACTAATACTTTAACTGTCATTTGTACGTGAAAGTGAATGTCAAAGACCCCCGTATTATATCAGGGGTCCAGGTTTATGTCAAGAGATAGGGAATAATTTCCTCTTCTGTTCTTCTGGAACTTCTCTTCTAAGTGTGACTCTTAGTAGTCCGTCAATATAGGTAACTTCATCGATGACTGTATCATCACTGAGTTGCCAATTTCTACTGAAGGATCGTTGTGCAATGCCCTTATGGACATAATCCCCTTCAGTTTCATATGTTTTACTGACTGAGATATTTAGGACCTTCTTCTCAATGGCAACTTCAATATCTTCTTTAAGGAACCCTGCAAGGGCCATCTGAAGTTGTTGTCTATCGTCGTCTAATTTAATTAGATTGTATGGAGGATAATTGGATTGAGGATTATCTGCAAACGCATCCAATTTCTTGAACATGTTCTCTAATCCAATTGAATGGGCATTATAAACTTCCCATCTGGGTAGTAGGTTATTCATGTGAACTCCTTAATAAGCAAGTTGTTTGTATGGACCCCGAAGGCATCCACTTCTATATATTACCACAGATCATAAAAAAGGAGGGTGTTGATAACCCTCCATCATCGTTATTTGGTCCAAAGTCAGGATCATAATCATCTTCTCTGGGATCAATTCGTGAATCCCAGTAGAAGTATTGACATTGGTCTAACCTTAAGTGTATTAAAGGTTTACTTAATTTCATAATTACTTGGGCACACAGTTATTAACCATCTTACCACCTTTCTTCTTCATACCTACTTTCTTATGTGAATCCCAGCAACTAGTGTTACCATTGTCATCTGCCTTCTCAAGAATTTGTGCCTTCCACTCATCACTCATATGAGCATAGAATGCATCTACACTATCAACATCACTTACGAAACCATTCTCAATTAGAAAATCACCAACGATCTCAAGTTCGTCAACTGACTCATTCTTAGAATCGAAATTATCTTCACGACCTGTGGGATCAAATCCTGCAGGATAAGTTGTATGTGAATGTGCTTTTTGGACTTCACCAGGACCAACATATGGTTTGACTTGTGGACGACCTGGCATGACAGCGTCATGAGTTTGGTTTACGTTCTCATATACCTTACGGTATGCATCGAACATTTGACTATAATCTTTCATGTGATTCCTAAATCTTTTTACTGATTGTATTTATGTTATGATTTTTTACTACCAATCTGATACTTGGGAATGAGTTCCCATTCAGCTTTTTCACGATGTGGAATAATCTTAACTTGACCCATTGAACACATATTTTCAATGAGGTCAGGGTTGACAACCTCTACAAGATTCCACTCACTAAGTAACTTAGCAATACGGTTTCTTCTCTGTACATCATTGTCAGAGAAATCAGAAGTTTTACCATCAAGAAGAAACAACTCCTTGAATGATACAATGTAATACTTACCTTGTTTATGTAAGATATGACATGATTGATATAATTTCTTCTCAGTTCTAGATGCAACACCAATTCTAGTCAGGGTCTCTCTACACTTAAGGAAATCATCTGGTTCTTTTAATAAGACTTCCACCATGTAGGAAGCATCCCATTCATAACTCATTGTATTTTAACAAATATATGAGTTATTTAGAAAAATTACCTGTTATAACTTAGAGAATACGTGTTCATGAATAGAATCAGCAATATCTTTCATCATAAGAGGAGGAACCATCCTACCAATACGTTCTGCTTTCTGTTTCCATTCACCCGTGAGTTTGAAATCATCGGGTAAACTTTGTAGTCGAATCAACTCAGGTAATGTAAGTTTACGGTTGTCTAAGGGATGAATAATACCACCAAATGTTATATTTGCACAACCCATTGCAGTGAGAGTAGGTGATGGTTTTCTCATTGACGCACGTTTCATATTAAATGCATGACCTTTGGGGTGATAATTCATACCACTCAATACTTTATCAGGATCACTAGGCATTTTTGAACCAGTAGTCTTGTAAAGATTACTATTTCTCCACTTATCAGTAACTAGTTGTATCTCTTCATCTGTATTTTCCACACCCTCAATTACTTCACCAAATGTAGTTCGATGTGATGATGTATTCGGAAATATACCACTTATATTCATAAAGGTAAGACCAGCCTTTTCAGCTATGTCTTCACGAACAGCAATAAAGATTACACGTTGACGACTTTGTCCTACACCATGATAGGAGGCATCCATTACTTTGGATGAGACATAGTAACCAATTTTTTCAAATTCATTAGTAATACGATGATAATATGACTTGGCTTCACCTATAGTAAGACCCTTTACATTCTCTGCTACAATGACTTTTGGTTGAATATCATCAGCAACACGTATGAATTCAAAGAACAAGTCCTCGATGTTTTCTACCTTCTTGCCATCAGAATAATTTTTAGTCTTACCCCACCCATCAGAGTGTGTAGCACCCTCAGAACGACACATAGACCCCGCCACAGAGAAGGCTGAGCAGGGTGGTGAACCATCCAACAAGTCCAGTTCACCCTTTTGTAGTCCCACTAGGTCTAGGAAGTCCTGACCTCTTAGTTCTTTGATGTCACCAGGAAGGATGGGAGTCGAAGGATAGTTCGCTGAATATGTATTGCGTGCCTCTTCAACAAACTCATTCACTGCAAGAATCTTACC